TCACCCGAGGAGATAGGATTCTAATGGTACAAATTAGAACCATAGATGAACTAGAAGCACTCTATTATGGATATAATAGAAACCTACTTAGAAAGGCAGATGCCCCAATTACAACATCCACGACTGGCGTTTTCAACGCTATTTATGGTGCGTATGCATGGGCACAGCTCAACTTAGAGGCAAACGCTTTCGGCATCTTACCAAAATATCCATGGGATAAATCAGGATGGAGGGTTATTACTGCAAAACCAACTCTTAACACCAACAGTGGCAACACTGCATTAGGTGGTACAGCAGAAGGTGGAGCCATTGCTGAAACAGTGAAACCAACACTCCAAGAAATCGATGTTAGACCAAAGACAGCACAACTGCCTTTCTCAGCATCTGAGGTTATGGAATGGTTAGCTACACACAGCAAGGACGACATTTGGGGTGGACTTGGTTCACTTCGATTGTATATGGCAGTACAACACAAAGAATTCCTCAATAGACAGCTACTCGCAGATGTCGAAGGAACAGTTACAGGATCAGGTACAAACGCTGGTACTACAGACTTTGAGTCTTTAGACAGAATTGTATCATCAGGAGCAGAAGAAGATGCATTAGGTGCATCAACAACTGGTTACTATGACCCATGGGCTGCAAACGCGACAATCGATAGAGATAGTGGTACTACATTCGACTGCACTGTAGAATCTGCTTCAGGTACTATTGGAACAAATGGTGTCTTAACAGACGACACTCTTAGATCTTTCTTACGAAAGATTAGGATTGCTGCTGGTAAGGACCCAAACGTATTCCTAGGATCTCATGAAGTTTACTCTGAGATACAAGGTCTATACATGCCATCCGTCAGGATTCCAAATCCATACGGAGAAGCATTAGTACAGATCGATGTAAACGGTATCCAAACATTCAAGGGTACTGGAGTAGGTATTCACGTAGACTCTATCTATGGAATTCCATTCATTCCAAGCAAAGATGCACCAAGCGACTCTGGCGATGCCAGTGAAATCGGAAGATTATTCGCATTTGATACATCTGATGCAGAGGGATATGGTTATCCAAGAATTGGAATACAAATTGCAATTCCAACAGAGTATTATGAAGCAACCCGTAGATCACCTGGCTATCCATTTGTCAACAATGCATTTGTTGAGAAAGGAGTATTCAGGACAATGGGAGAAACAGTCTGTAGACACTTCAAATCACAAGGTAAAATTAGAGATATTAAACTCTAGAAAAAAACCTTTTTTCTTTTTTTTTAATTTTTTAAAACAAGCTATATATGTTATATAACCAATATTTATAAATAAGGAAATAATATTTGGCTTGTGGGAGTCAGAACCATACACATTCTTGTGGGTTGGGAAACCTAAACAATATAATCTATTCACCCCCTAGTGAAAACTAGGGGTATCTTTATTAATAACACTTTTAAGGGTTATTTATGGTACAATTATATCATAACGAGAAATTGGCAAAAGCGAGGGATTTGGTAATTATATTCCTATTTGGTTCTATAGTAATAGAAACCATTACTGGAATTGAGTTATTAGGTACTTGGTGGAAGTAATCTTTATAAATCTTGACATATCTGTAGATATATGGCTTTAACAATCAGCACAGCAGATTGGACAAATGCCAATGTTAGAAAGACTTTGTCATTCAACGCAGCATTGGTATCTAAGCTACGAATATATAGTATCAAAGTCACTTTTGGTGGTTCTGATGCATATGTAACCAACGGAGTGTCGGCTGACCTCAAAGAGGGCAGAATTTCCACACTAGTTGCAGTGTCTCCTACATATACGGACTCAAAACTAGTAGTGCAATACGACAAAACCAATGAAAAAATCAAATGTTTCACTGGTTCAGGTAATGGTAATATCTTAGCAGAAGTACCAAACGCCTCAGCGTTAGTTAACTCAAAAATATTCGAGTTTCTAGTTATAGGCTACTAGAGTCCAAAAACAGCCCTTTTTTTTTCTTAAAGTTTATATAAGAGATTATATCATATAATTCATGGTTGAACTAAATCATAATACAGTATCATTCAACGCAGACACACTCATAAAAGGAGCACATGGAGTAATAGTTGCAGTATTCTGTACAAAGAAAGGAAGTTCTGGGGCTAAATGTGAATTCAGAAATGGAGTGAATGCATCTGCCACACCAATAGAATTTACTGTATTTGGTGAAATAGAGGGAAACTATCAAAACATCCATAGAAGATTTGAATCAGGCATATTCGCTGATATCACAGGATCAGCAGAATGGACAGTTGTATTTAAGTAAATTTAAATACATTAAGACTTTATATATTACATGGCAACAACATACTGTTCTGTAGAGGATGTAGCAGATTATCTAAGAATACCTATAACAGCAACAACAGTACCAAATAAAACACAGATTGAAAAAATAATAAACAGGAAAGAGGATGAATTTGACAGACGATCAGGTCATGCTTGGAGATCAAAAAAAGTTACGTCTGAAAGACACAGTTTACCATTATTATATGTGTTTGGTTGGGGTACTCCAATATACTTACAACACAGACATATTTATGATTTTGATGCAGCCCAGGGAGATAAGATAGAGGTATGGCAGGGTTCTTCTTCAACTTATGACAATATATTAACTAACACTGAATGGTATGATATGGATTATCAGTATGGTAGATTATACTTAAGAGGTTTCATATTTTCAATTTTAAGAAATAACAGAATTAGAGTGACATATAGATATGGTGGAGAGGGTTATGCTGGAGATACAGTAATCCCTGGAGATATTGCAGATTGTATAATCAAGATGGTTTCATTAGAATTCGTAAACACAAGTTTCAGAATGGACAAACTTCCAATGGGTTCTGCTGGTGTTGACTATGCCTCATCAAAGAGACAGTGGCAGATAGATATTGAAAAATGTATTGAAAATCGTAGAGAAATATTCCCGATACCATAATGGTTCTTCCGTTCTTTCCAAGTATTAATAGAAAAGTTGCCGAAAAACTTCTTGATTATCAATTACAAAGAATGTATGAATATGCAGTAGAAAAAATGGAAGAACGTGGATTTGACCCTAGTGTTGTAAGAAAGGGAAAAGATGGGATAGAATTTGACGTTGAACCAGAAGAAGAAACTGGAATGGACGTAGATTTTATAAAAGCAGATAGCACGGAAGAATATATGGAAAAATACATAGATGCAACAATAGACAAGCCAAAATATCAATATGATGATGATCTTATGATAGATGATCCAGAAACTGGTGAGGAGAAGGATATGTGGGGAGCACTCTATCCAGGAACCAAAGTGAATATAAATGCGATAGAAGAATGGGTTAGAAATGTAAAGGTATTAAATGACCCAATGTTACAGGATGTTATAAACACAGAAATGTTTGACAGTTATGTCGATAGTACCGTTTACAAGGTTGCAAGAAAACTATACTATGTAGGAAGAAAACCAAGAAGCACTACTCCTGAAGAATGGGATTCATTAACAAGACATATGAGACCAGCAGAGGGAACATATAGTAGTGGTGATGTATGGGATGAATTTCCTTACGGTGCTGATTATGAATATAGAGGAGGAATACAAGGATAATGGGTACTGCCACATATGACTCTTTAAACGACATGCAAACCCTGTTAAAAGGTAGTTGGGGAACAACCGACTCTTCTGGAGATCTTCCAGAGATTAAAATCATATGGGATAAAAAAGTTGTTGGTTTTGCAGATTATACAAGAGACACAGTATTATTAACTCCAAAAAGGGAAAATATTGAATATTTTGGTCTTTACGGTCTTTCCCACATGCACCATGTTGATATTGAGATACAGCTTTGGACATATATGAATCAGGACAGACTTGATAACATAGTAAAGGAAGTTACAAAAATAATCAAGGATAATATACGAAGAACCAACTTTGTGGATTTAATGATAACAGGCTCAATTTCATCTAGTGAGACATATAGGAATATATGGAAACACGTTCTAATAGCGAAATACAGGAAGCAAGATCCTTCCTAAAGAATATTTAAATACTAAGTGCTTAAATAATAGATATGGCTACAACACGAACTGGAGCACATGCGTTTATTAAGTATGGCTATGAAACGACATTTAACACTGCACCAACAGTTGATAAGAAATTTGGTCTAAATGACAGAGTTACCAGTTGGTCATTAACACATAATAGAATAGATATTCCTGCATTAAATCAGACAACCATACATAAATATGCTTATGGTCAACAATCAGGCACATTAGGGGTGTCATTTAATTTAAGCAATCCGTGGGTTTTTGGAGCAATATATGGACAACCAGCCAAGACTGGCAGTTCACCTTTTAATTATACATACCCTTCTTCAGCACAACCAAAAGATGTTACAAGTTTGACTTGTCAAGTTAATTATGCTGGAAGTGATGCAGATATTGTAAGGGAAGTGAATGGATGTATAGCCAACTCATTAAATATCTCTACTTCAGTAGGGGAGATTGTTGATTGTTCAATGGATATGACTTATGGAAAGGAGAATGCTCCAGCTACAACAGTCGTGGCTGTACCATCAAAACCAGCCGAAGAATTTGCATATACTTTTGCACATGGAGTGGTAAAAGTTGGTGGTAACACACTTGCAACAGTTCAAGATGTGGACATCACATTTGGACAAAATGCAGAGTTACTTTACGGTATAGGAAGCAATCAATCAGTAAATACATACAGAAGAATATTTGACATTACTGGAAACTTTAGAGCATCATGGTTAAATAAGAATTTATTAGAAGGCACATTAGCACAGATAGGAAAAAATACATCAACAACATATGAAGAAACAATCGGTAGTTCACCAGAATTTGAATTAACATTCCAAAACACAGCATCAGGAGCAACCAGTGAAATAAAGATAACTGGAACTGGATTGGCTCCAACAGACCTTGGAATAAGTGGAATAGCACCAGTTGAACCAATATTTGAAAATATAAGTTGGAGAATAAAGTCTGCTACTGTAGTAGCAAAGAGCACTCAAACAGCAGCAGAGTAGGAAACATATATATACTTGTAAATTTATTTACTGTTATTGGCTATTAAAACTTTTGAGATTGACTGGAATGGTGCTAAGGAAACAATTGAGTATGAA